GTCACGCGCTGCCTCCGCAACTACTGAACCCCGTGGCAGTGCGCCAACAAAGTTGCTGATCCCACTGATGAAGTTGTCTTTATTGTCATAGGCATTGGAAATTTTGTTGTTTCTATTCGCCTCGGACGCTGCTTTCCCTGCCGCATATTCGGCCTGAGAAATGTAATTATCGTTGTCCGTATCCAAGTCTGCGGCACCCGCTCCGCTAAACTGTGCGCCAGATTTGCCCGGCCCACCGCCGTCAAACCTATCAGTCCAGCTANTATATCCACCAGCATAGGAAGGCACACCGTCTGGCCCAGCAAGTACGGGCGCATCATTTCGATACTCTTGCAGCAATTGCTCCTCGGACGGGTTGATATAAGCCAGCATGTGCGGCTGGTTGCCAATCACCGTCTGGCGTGGAACCATATTTGCAAACGCGCCGTTCTGCCTATACATCTTGTCGTTCATACCTAAAACTCCATTCTATATCTGGCGTCAATTCTCGGTTCGCCCATATTGCTGTCAGAGTAACTGATACGGCCACCATCGCCAATGTTTATTCCAAGAGACCCAGAATAAACTGGCTCCCTGCCCGTTGATTTCTGCCTGCTGACGTTAAAATCAAACGCGCCCATCTTTGCCGCAGCGCCTAATTTTGTAAATGTGCTGGAGCTTCCCTGCGTAAAACTTCCAAAGGGAAACGTGTAGGTATTGTCCTGCATGGTTCTGCTGCCCATAGCATTGCCGCTTATGTCCACTGGCCCCAATGTGGTCGCTCCATCAAGACCAAGACGCACGGTTCTGGCCCTGTTCTCAACGTCAGCCTGACCATCCCTGTATTTCGTTTCTTCGGTAGTGTAGCCCATTGAGGGCGTAACGCTGCCCATGCTGCCATCAAATGTTCTGTATAAATCCAACTCAGATCGTGATTGATTGGGCCGTTTTTCAAAACGCATACTGCCAGAAACAGGCAGATCAAAATCATCAAATCTATTTTCAACATTTAAATTTGCAAATGCGCCCTGTCTCTCAGCCATCACGCCATTCCCTGTTGTTGGGGTGGCCCCTGCATGGGGGGCTGCTGCGGTGCGGAAACTTGTGCGGCGTCTGATATGGCCGTCAAGGCACCCATTTCACCAGCGCCCATGCGCTTGCGAATTTCTGCCACTTTATTCATTAAATATTTATTCATGTCTATGGGTGGCTGACCCCCACCTTGGGAGGGAGGTGGGGGCTGACCACCCTGCGCTTGCTCTGTCGGCTGACCGCCGAAGGCCGCAGGATTAATTGGGGGCAAATTATAGGATCGTGGGGGGGACATTCTTCATTGCCTCCATTTGAATTTTCGCGGCGTTTTTCTCTCGCTCAAGCTGCAATTCGGCCTCCAGCTTTGTGACCTTGGCCTGCAAGTCGGCCTGCGCTTTTGCCATTTCGATCTGCATATCCTGACGCGCTTCAGCCTGCTTGATCTCAATGTTGGATTTGGCCTTGGCCTGATCGGCTGCAATTTGCGCCTGCGTTCTGGCCGTGAGGGCTTCGGTCTCCAGCTTTGCCAATTGCTGCGCGTATTGCAGAGGATCGCCCTGCCCCTGTTGCTGCTGACCCGCCGCCCTGATGGCTTCGATCTGCTTCATTTGGGGTGCGGCCCTGACCACTTCTGCGGCCCGTTGGCTAATGAGGCGATCCTGCTCTGGATCAACATTCTCAAACTTGAAGTCGGGGTCTTTGAAGTTTGGCAGTGGGGGCAGTTCCATTGCCACGCCTGCCTGCATTCTGAGGCGGTACAGCAGCGCGATATGCTCCGCGATGTGGGCCATTAGAATTGGCTGCATTCCCTTGTGCGCTGGATTGCTGCCCAGTGACGGGTCTTGCAGGAACTGCATATGCACTGCGATGTGCGCCTCATGGTCCTGCTCAATGAAGGCGCGAATTGGCTTGCCATACATCACCGACATGTTTTCATCGATGGGGTCCATCTGGACCGCCTCTTCTGGTTTTTTCAGTATTTCATCGATGTTCTGAATGCGGATCGCCTCGTACATCCGCTTGTACGCCTCGTACATATCGTGAAGCTGCGGTGCGGCCTGCGCCATTTGCAGAACGGCCTGCGCCTGCGCGATGCGCTGGGCGGTGCTAAATATGTTGGGATCGGACACAGGCACGATGTCAATGCGCTCATCAAAGTCAGCGGCATAGATCGTTTCGGCTGCGCCAGCCCGTGAGAACGTAAACTCTTCGGGCAGATTTTCTGCGTTTAGAGCCGCCAGCATTTTAAATTCTTGGCCCTGCGCGTAGTGCAGGCGCTTGTGAATTGCGCTGAACGCCTTTGATCCCTGCTCAATCAGGGCCACGGTGCTGCCCACTGGCGCGTTGGGATTTACGTCACCCACGTTTAGATCGGCTGTGGACGCAAAGCGTTGTCCCGCATCGACCATAAAGCCCAGCAGATTAAACAGCGAACCTGACGGCTCCTTAAACGGCAGCGGCATGATGGCCTTCGTCACGTCATCGACGGTACTGTCGAGATCGACAAATTCACCGGGGGATACTTGCAGGTCGCCGCCAGTCACACGGCCACGCAGCTTGAACCCGCCCTGCATATTTGCGAATGCGGCACTGTCGAGCAGGGCGCGAAGCGATCCTGTCGCCGCTTTGCCCAGACCGCCAATCATGTGATAGAGGCCAAAGCCGTAGAACCCAAGTCCCGGCAGGAACTTGTACGACACGAACCAGTCGCGGCGTTTCTTTAGCTCATCGTCTTCGCGCCAATTGCGCCTGACCGACACGATCTTTTGATTGTCGTAATCGATTGTGATGCAATAGGGCAGGGCGACAGCGTTATCGTCCTGATCGTCTTCATCCATTTCCTCGCCATCAATGCCGTCGAACAGATCATAGAGGTGCATTTCCAGCAGTGTGATTACGTCATCGTTGTTGTCGTATTCATCGACGCCCTCGATTTCGCCAATTACGCTGTCGGCTGGATCGATATCTTCGCTGCCGTCATCGGTTGTCTGAAGGTAGTAGCCGTTTGCCACGTAGCGATTATATTCGTTTTTCGGCATTCTGATGATGTGGGTGTAGCGTGGGGATGTGTAGAGGTCTTTGCTATCTGGAGCCACGCAGAAGTCTTCGGCCTTGACGAACTGGCTGCACTGCCTGTCGAGGTTTACGTCCCACCAAACCTTTTTAAACGTCTGGCCGACCAGCGGTAGGTGAAACAGCATTTGATCCAGATCGGGAAAGTATTCGGGCATTTCCTCTGTGATCTGGTAATTCATAAATTCTCTGACCCTGCGGCCCTGCTCTTCGATTTCCTCGTCTGGCTGACCAATGATGACCGACTTGATTGGGCCACCTGACGGGTAAAGCTCTGCGATGGCCTTGGCGTTAAACTGGGTTGCTGCTTCTGCGATCAGGGGGTGAACAACGATGGACAGGCCACGGGTGGCCCTCTCGTCTTCGCTTTCATCTAGCCCCCCATCTGGGTCCAAGGTACGCAACCCTGCCTTGTAGCGTGACTTCCACTCGTCTCTGGCGGCTTCATCGTTCTCGTAATACGACACAAGCTCCGCGCCCTTGGCCGATAACTCCCGTGCGTCGATCTCTTCTGCGAGATTTGCGTAGAAGCCGCTGTCGCTCTCTTCGATATCGTCAAGCTCTGGATCACCGATCAGCACGTCACCGTCTGGAAGCGTCTCGACCATCAGGTCATCTGCGGGTGCGCCCTCGGCAAACGGGATTACATTTGGATCAGCCATATAAAGTTATCCTTTGCGGTTCTTGATAATCGTCCTCGTCAGGGTCTTCAGTGTGACCAAGGAACCAGCCTTTTCTCAGTCTTAGCCACGCTTGGGTGCAAGTGTCAACGATATCATCATTTGGGTGCGCTGGGAAGGCGGCACATATTGAGATCAAATCTTCGGCCCATTTGCGCTTGGGATAGAATATTCTGCCGTCTTCCAGAAGGGCAGATGCGGCGTGTGCGCGAGCTTCCTTATCACGGTCTGGGCTGTACGCCAGCACTGGCACCCCTGCCATTCTGAGGTCTTGCAGGAGGCTCTGCCCTGACGCCTTCTTTTCGATCAGCACTGCGTCTGGCTCCCAGTCATCGTATGCCTCCTGCGCCAGCTTGCGTAACTCTGGGTAGCTCACCTTGTCGTACCACGCCTCCAGCACGATGGCGCAGTCGTATCCTTGATGCTTGAAAACGCCCCAAGTGGTTCTGGCGCTAAAGCTGGAGCTTTCCTTTGTTTCAAAAGCTGTGTCCCAAGATTGAATTACATATTCGATATTTTCGGGGAGGTCTTCCTTTTCCCACGGCACCCACCAGCTTGACTTGAGGATACCACCGCCCTTGGGGCTTGGCCGCTGCTGTAGCTGCCCTGCGGCTGCGTAGGAGCCAAGGCTGCGCTCTAGGGTGGTCAGGGTCTTTTCGTCCACCCTATCAGGCCAGAGAAGCTCCCCCTCTTCTGTGCGGGGGTCTGTGAAGCCAAGGCTTGATCTGTTGGGCGTTGGGTGGCCGATTTCATATCTGGCAGGCAGGCATAGGTGATCCCATTCGTTGCCTAGCTCATTGGCGAGTATATGGCCCGTGAGGTCTTGTTCGTGCAATCT